ACAATTGATTCGTACGACGCCGACTTAGATGAGTCGGCTTTTTTTTGCCTGCGATTCAGGAAAGGGTAAAAAAAAGCCCTCCGGCGGAGGGCTTTCGTTTATTTGATTTCCAGCACATCGAGGCGTGTGGCCTGGAAGTCGTTTTCATCGTCTTCCGGCTGCCAGCCTGCTGGCTGCAGGGGGATCTCTTCACGGTCGAAGGCGAGGTCACCGCCGCCCACCACAGCAGACTCTTTGGTGAGGCCTTTGAAATCGAACAGCGCTTCATCACACAGGTGCGAAGGCACCACGTTCTGCATCGCGCTGAACATGGTTTCAATGCGCCCCGGGTAGCGTTTATCCCAGTCGCGCAGCATATCGCCAATCACCTGACGCTGCAGGTTCGGCTGTGAACCACACAGGTTGCAAGGAATGATTGGGAAGCCTTTGGCTACCGAGAAGCGTTCGATGTCTTTCTCACGGCAGTAGGCCAGCGGACGAATAACGATGTGTTTACCGTCATCGCTCATCAGCTTCGGCGGCATGCCTTTCATCTTGCCGCCGTAGAACATATTAAGGAACAGGGTCTGCAGAATATCGTCGCGGTGATGGCCCAGCGCGATTTTGGTGGCACCCAGCTCAGTGGCGGTACGGTAGAGGATCCCGCGACGCAGGCGAGAGCACAGCGAGCAGGTAGTTTTGCCCTCCGGGATTTTTTCCTTCACGATGCCGTAGGTGTTTTCTTCGACGATCTTGTATTCAACACCCAGCTGCTGCAGATTTTCCGGCAGGATATGCTCCGGGAAACCCGGCTGTTTCTGATCGAGGTTAACCGCCACCAGGCTGAAATTGACTGGTGCACTTTGCTGAAGATTACGCAAAATCTCCAGCATGGTGTAGCTGTCCTTACCGCCAGAGAGACATACCATGATGCGATCGCCTTCTTCAATCATATTGAAGTCGGCAATGGCTTCGCCGACATTACGGCGCAAACGTTTCTGCAATTTGTTCAGATTGTACTGCTCTCTCTTTGTAACTTCTTGATTTTCTTGCATTATTAACTATCTCTGGAACCAAAAGGGGCATATAAGGGGCAAAAATTTTTAAAGGGCCAGCTTACTGTTAAGCATGAGCACCTGATCGCCGTTCAGCTCTTCAACCCACGCCGCATAGACTTCATACACCATTTGCGCATTTTCATGCCCCATCTGACTCGCGATAAACGACGGGTTTGCACCAGCTGATAACAGCCAGCAGGCGAAAGTATGCCGCGTATGGTACGGATTCCGGCGACGAATGCCAGCACGTTTTACGGCTGCATTCCAACGATGCCCGATGCTCGATACGCTGTAATACGGTTTTTGCTCGCCTTTACGCATCCGTGGCATGAAAACAAAGTGTACGCGCTGGGTTTCTGTCCTTCCATATTCACGGTGGTTAAACACGATTTTTGACTTTGGCTGGAGCGCGGTTAATTCACGCTGTGCTTTCAACGCTTCCAGCGCAGGTTCCAGCAGCTTTATTGTCCGGTAACCTGCATCCGTCTTTGGCGGCCCGAAGGTGCCGATAATGGTCAGATTACGGCACACGCTGACCGTTCCCGCCTCGAGATCCACATCCTCCCACGCCAGCGCCGCAAGCTCACCATGACGAAGGCCGGAATATACGGCAAATTTCCACAGGTTCTGACTCTGGCCGTGTTCGGCTTCCATCAATTGAGCAAACTCCTGCTTTGTAAGCGGGTCCGGTTTGATCCGGGCTTTCTGCAGCTTCCGAACCCCCTCAAAAGGTTTGTGTTTAATAAACCCCGAGTGATGCGCAAAACGGAGCAGGGAGCAGAGCAGGGAAATGTAATTATCAACCGTGCGCGCAGTGCGGCCGGTTTTATTTCCCCGCGTGGCGTTCCGGTAATTTGTCTCCCCGTTCAGCAGCTCGTTGCGGTAGTTCAGAATGTCGCTGTGGCGGATCGTCGAAAGTGGCGTGTTTTCATTGATAATGAATTTCAGCGTGTCGATCTGCGAGCTGGTTTTGCGAAGGGTGTTAGCCGCCAGTTCAGTCTCTTTTACCGACAGCCACAGATCACAGAGTTCACCCAGCGTTCTGACCGAAACCGTTGTGACGAGTTTTGTCGCTTTTTTGGAAGACGGGAAGCGAGTCTGGTAGTCGAACTCGCCCATGTTGATTTCACTGAGCACCAGCGCCCGGAGGTTTCCGGCCTTTTTAATATTTGCTGGTGTATTAATCCAGCCTCTGAGGATCTCACGGCATCTTTTCCCCCGGTACATAAACCAGATACAAACGCTGTTCCCTCTGATTTCCACGCCCGTTGGTAATGCTGCCATGATTACGAATCCTGAATAAATTTGTTAATTTTAGGATAGTTGTACCAGGTCGTTCCCCGCTTACTCGCCACATTCCCTTTCGATGAAACGCGTTTGAAGTGAACGCCTTCTACCCAACAGTCCTGCCGATAATTTTCAATCTGCTTTTTTCCCAGCCCGGTTAAGGCTGTCAGTCCTTGCTCAACAACCCATTCAACGGCTAATTGAATCTGCGTCATATTCACCTCAGACCGGCCAGCAGGTTAACGCTGACCGGTTTCCAAAACTGATTATCAAAATTCACTTACTGAACCAGCCAAAGGAGCAGCAGAAAGAAAGCTGCAATGCCGATGGCGAGTACGCCAACGGTGAACATCTGTGCCCCTCTGGTATAACGAGGTTTATCCATCAGACGCGTACCCCGTAGACAGAGAGAACACGCTGCATTGCTCCACTCTGGCGACATTCCTGAAAAATGGTGTTGATGGTGCTGAGCGTCTTGGTGATGCTTTTTTGCTTCCTGAGCTGTTTTTCGCGCTCTAAGCGTTCCCGCTTGAAATCGGCGATTGCTCCGTTATCCCGAAACAGGCCGCAGCGCCCGAAACGGATGGCATCACTGGAGGCTTCCGCGTTCGCGAGGTAACGGGATGCCGTGTCGTAGGTAACATCGAACATCTTAACCACACGCCCTGGGGTTACACGGCCAACGCGATTTACTTCATCAATGATCCGAAGGATGCGAGCTCTTTTAGCGATTACTGATTTCTGAGTCATAGTCGTTTTATCTGGCGGCCGTTACCGACCGCCATCCTTTGTTAGCGAACCTGCAAAGTAGGGGATCCGGTTTCGAGATGGGCACCTGGTATAGAGTTGAGCAATTCCGGTTTTGGCTCATCGCCGGCAGCTCTGACCGCTTCGATTTTCGCGGCCAACTCCTGCAATGCTTTTTTCAGCTCATCGTTCTTTGGTGTAGTAACCACTTCGGTATGAGACTCAACAAATTCATCGGGCAACAAATCCATGTTGTCGATCTTCAGGCTTACACCACCTTTACGGGCGGTGAATGTGTTAAGCGTGGTTTTAAAGGTGGTGCGCTGGCTGGCCTGCAGGCATTGCAGCAGGTAGCTTTTGAGCACGTAAGCCTGACGCTCCCAGTGTTTTTTCCGTTCGCCAACTCGCGCCGCCTCTTTTTTGCAGGCTTCCGCTTTCGCATCAAACTCGCGGATAACGTTCATGGTTGCATCGAACTTGTCCTCGAGCATTCCCTCAATGCCTTCCAGGGTGTCGGCGATCATTTCAGGGGTGAGTTCTCCACCTTCGGCGGCGAGTGACTCCAGTTTGCTAATCTCTAAAGCGAGGTCGATAGTACGGTTGCTCATGCTGCTTTCTCCTGCAATTTGGCGAGGCATTCGGTTTTAACTTCCTCGAGGCGACGCAGACGGCCCTCAAGATATTTTGCGTATTCGAGATCGGCTTTTTCGCGCGCGGCTTTCAGGTGTACGCCCATAACTCGGGTGAGAGATGAGGCGATACCGGACACTTCATTCGGAGTGACCGCGGCGCGCATGCTCTCGGTGTTCAGTTTGAATTTTTCGTCCAGCTCTTTACGGATGCGCGTTACGTCTTCGGCTTTGTCGCTGGCGTTGCGAATATCGAACTCTATGGCGTTTTCCTGCTTGTATTCAGCCTGGTCATAAAGTCCGAGCCATATGTCAGCCGAGAATCCAAGGAGTGAAAGCGCTTTTTTGATGGCATCGGTCAGTGATTTTTTCTGAGCTTCGCCGTCACAGGTAATCCCGTGTTTTGATTTGTAGAGGTACTTTGTCGCGCCATAGGATTCGAAGCGTTTCTTATTCCCGGCATCCTGGTACCAGAACTCGATTTTGATGCTGTGGTTTTGCTCTGTAATTAGTGTGCCGTCCGCATCACGTAGCAGGCGATTGCCCACAAATTTTTTATCCTCGTAAATTGCCTCGCTCATTGGTGCGCCGGGGATCATTCGTTCCTCAAGCACTTCAAAACCCCAACCGGAACCAATCGGGCCGAAAATTTCAGTAGCCCGCATTACCATGTATTCCGCATTGATACTGGTTCCTTCAAAGCCAGCACCTGAAAGCTCTTTGGTATAACGTGGATCAGTACGCATAACCCGGCGCCAGATTTGCAGGTTATCGCCTTTGGCTTCAAGTTCGCTTTCAAGGCTTGCGCCGATACTCTGGTAATCAACTTGAGACGGTGCTGCAGGTTGCGCTTCCGCATTTTCAGCTGCATCTGCGGTGGCTTTCGGTGATTCCTGAACCTGGCTTTTCGGTTGTTCTGTCATCAGGTTGTCGATAGAGAACCGTCCGTTGCCGTGGTTTTTAACCTCAGTCTGCGGCGCTGATTGATCCTCTTTAACCCATTTTGGATCGTTAGGGTCGCTGATACCCTCAACGTATTCCCCGCGTTCGGCGGCGAGCTGCTTGCCAACATCAGCGCCGGTGAATGTGCCGGTTTTACGAGCCTGATGCTCTTCCTGGCTGATTTCGATGTTGCCTTCGGCAATAATCTCCTGCAGACGGGATAACTTATTGGCGCGACCGATTTTGGTACCTTCAACATTACGCCAGTAAAACGGGCCTTCACGCTCTACAGATGGCGCAGTTTCCACCGCCCCCGCTGCTGGCACATCATCAGCGTGTTGCGGTGCCACTGTATTAGTTTCTGGCGATTCAGGTTCCAGTGCGCCAGCTGAT